AGAAGCTTATTAAGGTTATTAACAAGTATGAGAGTGATCTTAATAAGGGCGCTAATGAGTTTAAATCTACGCTGGTTGAGTCTATTTCTGATTATCTTGAGGAGTATGTTGATGAGGCGGTACCTGCTGCAGCTATTTTAGAGGCTACTCAGAACAGAACAGCAACTGAAGTTCTTAAGAATCTTCGTAAGGTGTTGGCTGTTGACTCATCTCTGATGAGTGAGTCGGTTAAGGGCGCTGTAATGGATGGTAAGACTCAAATCGATGAACTTGCTGGTAAGGTAACTAAGCTCGAGAGAGAGAATAAGTTGATTAAGGAAGCTTATAACAAGACAAAGGCTGATCTGTTGCTTGAGTCAAGAACATCTAAGCTGCCAGCTAAAAAGGCTGAATATTTGCATAGAGTGTTAGGTGATAAGACACCAAAGTTTATTGAAGAGAATTTTGAATACACTGCTAGACTTTTTGACAAAAAGGAGTCTGAAAGAATCAGTGTAATTAAGGAGGAGGCTTTTACACAGAGGAGAGTAAAGGCCGATGCACCTAAAATAGTGCAAGAGAAAAAAAGAAGTTTCAAATCCGTATCTAGAAGAACTAGCACGGATGAAGTAAATCTCCCCTGAATAATGAGGCATTAGGTGCCTGAAATACCTGGGTCAAGTCCCTTGAAGGTCGAAAAAATAGAAAGAAAACGAAATATTATTATGAATAAACCACAATCATTTATTGATCGGAACCGTGCGGACACTCTCCTTGAGAAGTGGGCGCCAGTTCTTAATTATTCATCCGATAGCGTTAAGAAAATTAGTGATGACACAACTCGTCTCAATACTGCTATTCTCTTGGAAAACCAAGAGAAGTGGTGTATTGAAGAGTCTAATACTGCTGGTGGCTCCTTTGGAGCTCTTGGTGGTGGAGGAAACTCTACCGTCGCAGGCGGATCCGTTGGAAACAGCGACTCCTATGCAGCCGGTGATCAACGTCTCCCTAAAGTTCTTATCCCGATGATTCGTCGTACTTTCCCTGAACTTATCTCCAACGATATCGTTGGAGTTCAACCTATGTCTGGTCCTGTTGGACTTGCATTTGCTCTGCGTTATACATACAATTCCGATACTCTCGGTAATGGTACTGATGATAACGGTAAGACTGGTGGCCCTTATGGTGGCTCCGGTCCTGGTACAAATGCTGGTTATGATGGTACTGTTGCGAACACAGAACTTGGTTATCAAATGCTTGATACCCGATTCACTGGTTCGTCTGCTGGCGCCCTTAGCGGTAACGCTGATTGGGACTTTGCTGATCAAGACAGAGGTGTTGCACAGATTCTCGAAAACTTCGAGATCACTGGTAACATCCCACAAGTTGAAGTTAAGTTTGAAAAGACAGCCGTTGAAGCTGGTACCCGTCGTTTGGGTGCCCGTTGGTCTGTCGAGCTTGAGCAAGACCTCAAGAACATGAACGGTATCGATGTCGATGCTGAGATCACGAATGCAATGTCATACGAGATCCAAGCTGAGATTGACCGTGAAATGCTCATGAGGATGATTCAATCCGCTCTTAATGCTGGCGCTGGCGCTGGCTACTCCATCTGGTCCCCTGCTTCTGCAGACGGTCGCTGGTTGGTTGAGCGTAACAGGGATTTTTACCAACGTCTTATCATCGAAGCTAACCGTATTGCCGTACGTAACAGACGTGGTGCAGCCAACTTTATTGTTGGTACACCTAAAGTTTGCGCCATCCTTGAGATGCTCCCTGAATTCCAGTGGGTACCTGTACAGGGTGACGTAAGCACACAGCCTGTTGGTATTGCTAAGGTTGGTTCACTCGGAGGAAGGTTTAACGTTTACCGTGATACTCGTACTGAAGTTCAGAACTCTGGTGCATATAGTCAATCTGGTGGTTACACCGGTGGCACTAATGCTATTGAGTATGCTCTCCTTGGTTACAAGGGGCCTGAGTTTTACGACACTGGTATCATCTATTGTCCTTATATTCCTGTCATGGTTCAGAGAACTATTGGCCCGAACGATTTTGCTCCTCGCGTAGGATTGCTTACTCGTTATGGTGTTGTTGATAACATCTTCGGTGCTAACCTCTACTATCATGTCATCCTTATTCAGGGACTTGGTGAAGCGTTTACGCCTGCTAACGATTCTGTATACTTCTAATTAGAAGTATACAGAATCGTTAGCAGGCGTAAACGCTTCACCAAGTCCCTGAATA